GCGAAGAAGTTAAATCTTAAGAGTGATGGACACGGCGGTTGGTTGGACAGCCGTGGTGAATTTGTTGCGAAAACAGAAAAGGGAAAATTAGTTTTTTATGATAAAGGTAGAGTAGAAGGTGGAAAGGACAAATCAAAAGGTGCAGTAAGTAAATCACAAGCAGCACCAAAACCAGAACCTAAAACAGCACCTAAACCTTCAGCACCACCAAAAACAGCAGCACCACCTCCAGCAGAAGAAGCACCTGTTGATGACAGCACTTTGACTGTTGCATTTGGACGCTTTAATCCACCAACAGTTGGGCACGAAAAACTTTTAAAGTCAGCACAAAAAGCATCACAGGGTGGTGATCTTAAAATCTATCCTTCAAGAACACAGGATCCTAAAAAGAATCCATTAGATCCTGATATGAAGGTTTCTTATATGAAAAAAATGTTCCCTGAGTTTGAGGAGAACATTATTAATGATGATGATATGAAATCAATTTTTGATGTCTTAGTTGCTGCAGCAGAAGAGGGATATGCAAATGTAAATATTGTGGTTGGTTCAGATCGTCAATCAGAATTTGAAAATCTAGCACAGAAATATAATGGAGACTTATATACTTTTGATTTGATTCGTGTAATCTCTGCAGGTGTTCGTGATGCTGATGCAGAGGGTATCGAAGGAATGTCTGCGTCTAAAATGAGAAAAGCAGTTCTTGATAATGACTTTAAGGCTTTCCGTAGAGGAACACCAAAAACACTTGATGATGGAGATACACAAGCACTCTTTGATGCAGTTCGTCAGGGAATGGGTGTAAAGAAAACAAAGGTAGCAAAAGAAAACTATAATCTGTGGGAGATCGCTCCAAAATATGATCAAAGAACTCTACGCGAGAACTATCTAATCGGTAAGATTTTTAACCTTGGAGATATCGTTGAGAACTTAAATACTGGTCTTATTGGTAAAATCATTCGCAGAGGAACTAATTATTTGATTTGTTTAACAAAAGAGGAATATATGTTTAAGTCTTGGATTCGTGATGTAATGGAATATAGTGAAAAGACAATGAGTAAAAAACAAAGACTTCCAGGTAAACCAAATACACTTGAGGGAACAAGTGGATATTTTAAATATGCTACGGATATGACTCCTGGATTTGATAAAGGTGATAAAACAAATCTTCAGTTCGGAGCAAAACCATACAAAGGATATTCAGTATCAAATATTAGGGAATTCATAAATAAGTATAAGGTAAAAAGTAAGTAGTATTACAATGTCAACTAATCCTCTGAATGATATCTCTAGAGTTTATCTGGAGCAGGTTGCCTCTATTGATGAAGGAATTCGTGATCTTGATCCTGAGAAAGGAACTCAGGAAAGAAAGGCACGTCTCGAAAAGAAGCGTGGAATGAAACTTGACGATCACCCTCAGTATAAAAAAGATGAAGAAGTTAAGGAAGCAAAGGTAGATAAGAAACTTCCAGATCATAAGAGATCCGCAGCAAGACTTGCAAGATACGATAATCCAAGTGGTGCTCTTGCATTAGGTGGTGGTCAACAGAGAGCTCGTAGAGCCGAACACGAGGAAAGGAGAGGAGTTAAAAAAGAAGCACTTGATCCTGTAGGTCGGGAGGATGCTGATATTGATAATGATGGTGATACTGATAAGTCAGATAAGTATCTTCATAATAGAAGAAAAGCAGTTGGAAAAGCAATTGCTAAAAAGAAAGGAATGAAAGAGGGTTTCTCAAACTGGAGACAAGAACTCTCTGAAGTTATTGCCGATAGTGACAATCATAAAGAAATCAAAGAAAAGAAGGTTAATAATAGGATTAAGATTAATCCAAAACTCAGCGAAGCAGTAGAGGAGATTGGTGGTGTTTTACTTGAGATGGTGGAAGTTGATGAGTTTGATTTCATTGTAGAAAGTGCTTATGATGAACTACTCAAAGAGGGATATGATGAAAATGATATTGAAGAAGCACTTGAATATGCACTGACTGAAGCAAAAGTTACTTTTGGACATGATACTCCAACTGTTCAGAAGAAAAAAGAAGGTCTTTTAAGTGCTGCAAGAAAAAAACTTGCTGGAGCAAAAGCAGCAGCAAAACAAGCAGTAGCGACTAGTGCAAGAAAAGTTGCTAAAGGGGCATTAGGTGTTGCTCGTAAGATGGAAGGTGGCGATACAAAACCTGAAACAACTGCGGCAAGAAAACCATCAACTTATCGCGGTGCTGGTGCAGGAACTAAAGAAAGAGTAAGCAGCGGTTCTTATACTCCACCTGCTAAGAAGAAAAGAACTTCAAAGTTAGATGCTCTTCTTGCTGATGTTAGAAAGGAAGAGTTTCAACTTGACGAAAAGATTACTGCTAAGACTGATATGGGAGCAGCAATCAAAGACTTCTATGCTTCCAAGTCTCCTCAATTGGCAGGAAGAACTAAAGAAGAAAGAAGAAAGGCCGCGATTGCCGCTGTATTAACCGCTCGTCGTGGTGGTCGTAGACTTGGAGAGCAAATGACTGGTGCTCCCATGGATTCTGCTGCTCCAGATCCAGCATTAGATAAAAAGAAAGAAATGATGGATAAGCAAAAACTTGCTAATCTTAAAATGCTTCAGCAAAAGAAACAACAATTAGATCGCCAGAAGTTACAAATGCAGAAGTCAGATAAACTTCCTCTTGAGGCATCATATAAACCAGAAGGCGAAGTGATTGACGAAAGAAGAAGAGCAGAGAAAGGAACTCCAAGAAAACCACGCGACAAAGCGTTTGAGTTAGTTGCCAACTCTATGGGTTCTGGTAGATTCGGAGTGCAACCAAGAGGAGAGAAAAAGGATAGAGGAGGTCCCACACCTGGACCAAGTATGACTCCTGCACAGAAGGTAGCAAAGCGTCGTGCTGATGCTCAGAGAGCACAGGACATGATGCATTCTAGATACGACTGATTCCTAAATAAGATAGGACACTCTCTTCACACGGAGGACATCATGGGCGCAGTAGTCGCAGTGGTAAAACCACTCATTCTTTCTCTTGCATCAAACCCAGCAGTTAAAAATCTTGTCGTTGAACTTTTAACTAAGTATGTGAAGTCCACTGATAATAGCATTGATGATGTGGTGCTTACTCTTGTAAAGGATAAACTCTTTACTCCACAAGTATGATTACCTGCTTTGTAACTAACTGGGGAGCAACCATTGTTCTGGGACTTTTGCTGACCGCATCAGAGTGGTTAGCAAAAACAAAAAGGTTTGAGGAGAATGGATTATTAGACTTAACAACTAGTTTTTTGAGAGTTGTTTTGCGTAAAGGAGACCAAAAGTAAAGGTCTCTTTTTTTTATAAATATTATTAGCAAATAATTATTACGGAAGAAAAACATGGCACTCTGGGGAAATAATGATGCCAAAGGATCTGGCGGTACAGTATCATTAAATTATGATACTCTTGTTGTAACTGGTAGTGGAACAACTTTTGGTCAGGTTGGTGCTGCTGCCACTGGCGACATTATTCGTTTTGGTGATAGAGCAGGAACTTATTATGGCGATGCTATCGTTGTTGGTATTGCAAGCACAACACAACTTTCGATTGCTTCTACCTCAGCTCTGAGTGGTGCTGCTATTTCTGGTGCAGCATTTGATATCAGTGAACTTCCTAAGTACACAACTTGGGACAGTGTATACAGCCAGAAAACACAAACATCTGCTTCGGTCTATGGTGTTGGAACTACTGGCTCATCTGTAACAACTGCTTATGAACTGAGTCATGTTGGTTGGGTTGGAATAACAACCTATATCGATACAAACGGAAATCTAAGAGTTAAGAAGGAGACATTAGTTGCAATGTCTGGAATTCAAACTGGAAATACTCCTATCTACCCACCTGCATGATGATATATGATTTTTCATGAGTTGAATGAGGATAATTTCCTTTTATTTGCTATTAAAAACTACGAAAATCCTCAGGCAGTCACCAAAGAAGATTTTGATAAAGACTTAAATCATTTTAAGTATATTAAAAGACTGTTGAAGAGATATAAAAAAACAGGTGATCTTAAAACTCATCTTATTTTGAATCATTTCATTATCCTTTATAATATTTTTGGTGAGGCAGCAACTCCTATGTTATTTTTTAAAATTGAAAAAGAATTGTGGTCAATTTTAAAATCCTTTATCATTTTCTTGAATAAACTTCCTGAGTATCCAAAAACAGGTATTCATGATATTCAAGTTGACATATATTGTTTAGGGGAACTTTACAAGATCTATAATGGAAAAGAAGAAATTTGATTGGATTATTTCTATACTGAGAGAGCAAATGGTCGGTGGCGCGGGCGGATTTACTGGGTCTGCTGATCCTAAGGGACCAACTGCTGGATTTGATCCTGTCATAGGATTTAGTAGAAGAAAAAAAATAATAGGATTGGGAAAAAATTCGAGAAATCGTTGGGATCCTAAAAAACAATCAACTTAAAACCATGTTTTCACAAGAATCTAAATTAGCGGTTCTTGAATCTAAACTCAACATTTATGAAGACCTATCCCGCGAAATGCTTCAAAAGTTAGAAGCAGCAGTTGATAAAATTTCTGAGGGCAATTCACGTATTGCTACTATTCTTGCTAAACACGATGAACGAATAGAGCAAAGTATGAAGAATGATGATCTTCTTGTAAAGATGATCGATGAAATGAAAGAAGATAATGATAGGGAACATAAAGACATTTCCCAAAGATTTGAAAAGATCGATCACACGTTAGCAGAACTTTCTAAATTTAGATGGCAAGTTGGTGGAGTATTGGCTGTCACAGTAGTGCTACTCACAGTCATTAATGCATTTGTTCCTAAGTTAATAGGAACTCAAACTCAACCAATTATAATAGAAAGACCAAGATAAATAATTTGAAATTTGGCACACGGTTGCCATGAAAACTAAAAAGAAAGTCACTCTGTATTCCCTACAAAAGGCAACAAATTCAGTCATTAAGTGGACGGCAATAATCACTTCTCTTTGCCTTGACAAAAGATTCTAGTCTGGTAGAATATGTCAACAGGTTAATGTTTGTTTATGGACTTTGTTGATGTAAAGTACATCAATTTGATATCTTCTCGCTTTCAAAAGTTTAAGAAGGTAAAAAATAATCTCTACAATTTTCGTTGTCCCCTTTGTGGAGACTCTCAAAAAGATAAAAATAAAGCAAGGGGATACTTGTATCAAATAAAAAATAATACCAACTTCAAATGTCATAATTGTGGAGTCAATGTATCCTTTAATAATTTCTTAAAACAGATTGATACTGCAATTCACAAACAATATACATTTGAAAAATTTAAGGAAGGTCATACGGGCAGAAATTTCACTGTTGATGAACCAGTATTTAAATTTGAAGCGCCAAAGTTCAAACCAAAACTAGATTTGCCCAAAGCATCAGAAAATCCTGACGCAAATGAGTATTTGGTAAATAGAAAGTTAAACCCAGATAACTATTATTACGCTGAAAAATTTAAAGAGTGGACGAACTCTCTTCAACAGACATTCGACAGCACAGAAAGAGATGAACCCAGGATTATCATTCCTTTGTTCTATCAAAATACTCTGGTTGGATTTCAGGGAAGAGCACTTGGTCCCAGCAAGATTAAATACATTACCGTGATGCTTAATGATGACGCACCAAAAATCTATGGTCTCGATGAAATTAAAAAAAGTGAAACTGTCTACATCACCGAAGGTCCGTTCGATTCAACCTTCATTCGCAACGCAATTGCTTTGTGTGGAGCTGATGGTGATGTTGCTAAGTGGGGTATTTGTGATTGTGTTTGGATCTATGATAACGAACCACGTAATTCAGAAATCGTCTCCCGCATTGCTCGCACCATTGATCGAGGAGAAAGAATCGTCATCTGGCCCTCTAACGTGAGGGAAAAAGACATCAATGATATGGTTTTATCTGGACTTGATGTTAAGTCCATGATAGAATCAAATACTTATTCTGGATTAGAAGCAAAAGTTAAATTTACTACCTGGAAGAAAATATGAGCAACGGTACAAAAGTTAAAAAGCGTGACGGAAGAATTGAGTCTCTTGACTTGGACAAGATGCATCTAATGGTCGAAGAGGCGTGTAAGGGTCTTGCAGGCGTCTCTGCGAGTCAGGTTGAGATGACATCTGGTATTCAGTTTTATGATGGAATTACCACAGGTGAGATTCAAGAAATCTTAATTCGTTCTGCTTCGGATTTGATTGATTTGGACCATCCCAACTATCAATACGTTGCTGCTCGTCTGCTTCTTTTTGCCGTTCGTAAGCAACTCTATGGGAAGATGAAAGAACTTCCTGCCCTAGAACAGCACATCGTTGATTGTGTGTGTGCTGAGGTTTATGATCATGATATCTACACCAAATATTCTCAAGAAGAAATTGAAAAAGCAAATAACTTTATTGATCATGATCGTGACTTTCTGTTCACTTATGCAGGTCTACGTCAAGTCGTTGACAAGTACCTTGTGCAAGATAGAAGCAACGGTGGTGTATATGAAACGCCACAGTTTATGTACATGATGATTGCTCTGACAATCTTTGCGGAATATCCAAAAGAAACCAGAATGTCATATGTCAGGAGGTACTATGACGCAATCTCAAAACACAAAATCAACATTCCCACGCCCATCATGGCAGGAGTGCGAACGCCACTTAGACAATTCGCTAGCTGTGTTCTTGTTGATGTTGATGACACCCTCGATAGTATCTTTAGTAGCGATATGGCTATTGGCAGGTATGTTGCACAAAGGGCGGGAATCGGTATCAACGCAGGTCGCATCAGGGGCATCAACAGCAAAATACGAGGTGGCGAGGTTCAGCACACGGGTGTTGTACCGTTCCTCAAAAAGTTTGAAGCGACTGTCCGATGCTGTACTCAAAATGGCATACGCGGTGGATCCGCCACCGTCCACTTCCCCATATGGCACCAAGAAATAGAAGATATTCTTGTTCTTAAAAACAACAAGGGTACGGAAGATAATCGTGTCCGTAAACTTGATTATTCGATTCAAATTAGTAAATTGTTTTATGAAAGATTTATTCAAGACGGTGAGATCACGCTTTTCTCTCCTCATGATGTACCTGGACTTTATGATCGCTTTGGACTCTCTGGTTTTGATGAACTCTACTGTGCATATGAAAAAGATCCGATTATTAAGAAAAAAACTATTAAGGCACAGGAACTCATTCTCAATCTCCTTAAAGAACGTGCAGAAACGGGTCGCATCTATTTGATGAATATTGACCACTGCAATTCACATTCATCTTTTAAGGATAAAATTAACATGAGTAATCTTTGCCAAGAAATTACTCTTCCCACAGATCCTATTCAGCATATTGATGATGTTCATGGAGAAATTGCTCTGTGCATTCTTTCTGCTATTAATGTTGGCAAAGTAAAGTCTGATGAAGAACTTGAAGAACTTTGCGATCTTTCAGTTCGTAGTTTGGATGAATTGATTGACTATCAGAAATACCCCGTAGAGGCGGCAGAAATCGCCACCAAGGCACGTCGTTCTCTTGGCATAGGGTTTATTGGTCTTGCTCATTATTTGGCAAAACTTGGTTATAATTATGATTCGCAGGAATCATGGGATGCAGTTCATGGGCTTTCTGAATCTTTCCAATATTATCTTCTGAAAGCATCTAACCAACTTGCAAAAGAAAAAGGACACTGTGAATACTTCGGTCGTACTAAGTATGCTGATGGTATTCTTCCAATCGATACATATAAAAAGGATGTAGACGAAATTACTTCTATTAATTACCAGCATGATTGGGAAGCACTTAGAGCATCGATCCTGGCTCACGGTCTCAGGCACTCAACACTGTCCGCACAGATGCCATCGGAGAGCAGTTCCGTTGTGTCAAACGCAACCAATGGAATCGAACCTCCAAGAGATTACTTGTCCATTAAGAAGTCGAAAAAAGGACCTCTCAAACAAATTGTTCCTCAATATCAAAGTCTTAAAAACAATTACACGCTTCTTTGGGATATGTCTAGCAATACTGGGTATATTAATATTGTTGCAGTTATGCAAAAGTTCTTTGATCAAGCAATTTCTGGAAACTGGTCCTATAATCCAGAGCATTACCCAGATAATGAAGTTCCTACTTCGGTAATGGCAAATGACTTTTTGACTACATACAAGTATGGGTGGAAAACTTCTTACTACCAAAACACTTACGATATTAAAACTGATGAGGTAGTGGAAGAAAAGAAACCCAATCTTCAAGATTTGCTAAGTGAGTTAAGTTCAGTAGAGGAGGGAGAGTGTGAATCCTGTGCAGTTTAAAATTTCTTCAACAGAAGAATCTACAAATATTAAAGGAATGACGGTTTTTAATACCGAAAAAGTTGATACTAAAAAACAACCGATGTTCTTCGGTCAACCTCTTGGAATTCAAAGATATGATTCATACAAATATCCTGTTTTTGATAAACTAACCACACAGCAACTTGGTTATTTTTGGAGACCTGAAGAGGTATCTCTCCAAAAAGACCGTGGTGATTATCAAACACTTCGCCCAGAGCAAAAGCATATCTATACTTCTAATCTAAAGTATCAGATTATGCTTGATTCTGTTCAGGGACGCGGACCTGGAATGGCATTCATACCATACTGCTCACTTCCTGAACTGGAAGCGTGTATGGAAGTATGGGGATTTATGGAGATGATTCATAGTCGTTCCTACACATACATCATCAAAAATGTTTATTCAGACCCAAGTGAGGTGTTCGATACAATCATCAAAGATGAGCGTATTCTAGAACGTGCTAAGACTGTTACAGAATCATATGATGACTTCATTCAATCAGCACAAAGTTATGGAACATCTAATGATTGGATGTTTAGACTTGAAGGAGTCACAAACGCAAAGGGGACACTCAACGATGTCAAACGAAAACTGTACAGAGCAGTTGCCAACGTTAACATTCTTGAAGGTATTCGCTTCTACGTTAGTTTTGCTTGTAGTTTCGCCTTTGGCGAACTTAAGCTTATGGAAGGATCCGCTAAAATTATCTCTCTTATCGCAAGAGACGAAAACCAACACCTAGCAATCACGCAGAATGTTCTGAACAAATGGCGTGATGGTGATGATCCAGAGATGAAACAAATAATGCAGGAAGAGGAGGAGTGGACGTATAAGATGTTTGATCGTGCTGTAAACGAAGAAAAGAAATGGGCAGATTATCTGTTCAAAAATGGCAGTATGATTGGACTCAACGATAAACTTCTTCAACAATATGTTGAATGGATTGCAAATAGAAGACTTAAAGCAATTGGGTTAAAACCTCAATACGATATCGCAGCAAACAACAACCCACTTCCTTGGACACAGCACTGGATTTCCTCTAAAGGTCTCCAGGTGGCACCCCAGGAAACAGAGGTAGAATCATATGTCGTAGGCGGCATTAAACAAGATGTTACCAAAAATACTTTCTCAGGATTCAAACTATGACGAATGGTGCGAACAAGAAATCCTAAACGCATATCAGCAAGCAGCTGAGTGTGATGAGTATTTGTTTGGAGATTATGACTATTGTAAAGAATGGTTGAGTAATAATGACTACATAGAGGAGCAATAGTCTCCTCTTTTTTTATGCCTAAAAATAAATTGGACAAGGATGAACTGAAAATCCGTATTTTAAAACTAAAGCATCAACTTCACGAAGAACATCTTAGATATGATATGGACATGAAAGGACTCGCTCATAAATATCTGGATGAAGTGTTGCACATCATTAATGAGTATCGATACTGACTATGAAAATCCTTGGTATTTTGAGGGAACCCCTTTTTTATCTGAGAGTATTAACGATAACTTCGGTTTTGTCTATCTCATTACAAATTTACAAAACGATAGAAAATACATCGGTAGAAAATACTTCTGGCAGTTCAGAACTCCAAAAGGTAAAAAACGCAAAGTAAAATCGGAATCTAATTGGAAAGAATACTATGGGTCTTGTCCAGAACTTAAAGAAGATGT